CAAAGACTCATGGCCCATGGCTACAAAAATGTCAGGGTGCGTCTGGAAGACCCCCTCCATCCTAGCTGGCCTCTTAACTTCGACGCGCAGTGAATATTGTCTTTGCTTACCACAATGGGGATGCGGAGTTGGCCTTGCTTTCGGCCAAAGCTATCACCTCTTTTGGTATCAACATGCGACATAAAGCCACCGTATGTGCCACGAACGACACAGCCCTACTATTCGATATTATCGAAGAGTTGAAGAAAAGCTTCCCCGAAGTCGGAAGAATCATGGCCCAAGATGGCTACAATGGCTGGCCCCTTGGCCCGAACCAAATGTTCTCGGACGCGGCGGCACAATGCTACTCAGTTAACGAACCTTGGATGTTCTGGGAGCCCGATTGTGTTCCGATGAAAAGCGGATGGGTGGATGATCTTGAGGCCGAATTCCGCAAGAAACCAGCCATCCTTGGCCACCAATACGAGGGAGGCATGGCCACCAATGGAAAGAATATCTACAAGATGATTGTGGGCAGTGCTGTCTATCCTCCCAACTTCTTGGACTTCTGCCCTAGCGCCCGAAGCCTAGACAACTACAACCTAGCCTACCGCTCCGCTGGAACCATTCCTGAACCTTGGGACGTTCGCTGCCGCTGGAACTTCATGGCCGTTGGGCGGGATTGCCCCCTACTCCGCACCTACTGGAAGAGCGTGAACTACCAGTGGAAAGACGGAAAGATTGTCTTCTTTGCCGAAGATCCCGAATCACAAGCAGTCCAAGGAGTAACCTGTCCTGATAGAGTTATCTCCAGCCAAGCTGTAGTAATCCATGGGTGCAAGGATGGGTCGCTCCATCGTATGGCTATTGCGGGATTTCCAATGCCTGAAGATAAACCTGTAATTCCGTCAGATTCCACGGGATTGGATATCCCATCGAATTCGATGGGGTTGGAGCAAGGAGGTGGACAAATTATCCCCGACCTAAATACACACCTAAATATACCCGATCAGGAACAGGCTTTTTCCAATGTCTCTGTAGGAGACGAAATTGAGATTGTCCATATACCCGTTCGGGAACCCGACACATCATTGCAGCCCGACACAACATGTCACGGAATGTCAGTTGGTGTAGAGACAATGGTGCAAAACGTCACAAATGATGCGTTAAGTCCTACAGTTTGCAACAAAACATCAGATAAGATGCGTAAGTCGCCAGATGTGGCGAACCGTCAGAAAACGCCAGTTAGGCGCAAAAATAAGTCGCCATCTAAGGCGAAAAAACGCCGTACTCTCTCCCCCGAAGAAAGACAAAGACGCAGCGATGCCATGAGGGCAATTCTCGCAAGAAAGGCTGAACGAAAGGCCCAAGGCGTTGTCTAACCCTTCGTGAACAACGAATCAATCTTCGATCAATCGTCGGAAAGCGCCGTTCTTTCCTGTTTTCTCCACGCACAACTTGATGAACAGAGGGAGATGCTATCGACCCTCAGAGAGGATCACTTCCATCTCTACGAGCATAAGCTGATCTTCCAGTCGTTTCTTCGGGTGGTTGGTAAGTCTATCCATGCCGACTACATCTCTATCAAGAGTGATCTGGACGGCAACGGAACCTTGGAGGACGCTGGAGGAGACAAGACGCTGGCAGACATCGCCTCTTACTGCCAGAACTCCCAGAGTTGGAGAAGGTATTTCCCCCAGCTTGAGGAAGCCCGCTACCGCCGCTCTATTGAGATGTTGGGCGGGGACATGGTTCACAAGGCCAGAGACCGCGAACTAAAGCTGGAAGAACTTAAGAACTGGTCTGAGACATCAGTCATGCGGGCTGACTACATGATCGATGATAGCGAGAAGCTATCGATTAAGAACGTGGTCGAAAGGGCGCTGGACAACATTGAATCCACGATGAGGGGTGAGCCCAAGATTGGGGTTCGCACAGGCTTGGTACCAGTTGATGATCTTCTGATGTTTGGTATGAGGGGTGGAGACATGATTGTGCTCGCGGCCAGACCAGCAGTTGGGAAGACCAGCGCGGCTATGCAGATAGCGGAGAATGTTGCACTGGATGCTCAAAAGAGAGTTTTAATCTTCTCACTTGAGATGACCAGTGTGAGTCTGATGGAGAGGATGATTCGGAGTCGGGCTCGGGTGCGGGCGGCTGATATTCTTGCTCAATCCATTACAAAGTATCAGAAGGAAAGCCTGTCAAAAGCCTACGCGGAAGTAAGGGACTCCCACATCCTGTGCGATGATACCTCTGGCAAATCTATCGGCTACATCAAGGCTGTAGCTCGCAGGGCCCACCAGAAAGAACCCTTGGATCTTATCATTATCGACTACCTCCAGTTGCTTCGCGGAGACAGCAAGAGAAGTAAAGACAATCGCGTTAACGAAGTCGAAGAGATTAGCGGCGGGATTAAGGAACTAGCCAAGACCTTGCGCGTACCAGTTCTGGTACTAGCTCAGTTGAACCGCGACCCCGAAAAAAGAGGGGGAAGGCCAAGCCTTTCAGACCTCAAGGGATCGGGCGCTATCGAACAAGATAGCGACATGGTGGTTATCCTCCATTGCGACGAAGAGGACGCCAAGAATCATACCCAGAATCCCACCGTGGAATTTATTGTAGCCAAGCACAGGGAAGGTCCGACAGGTGTGGCTCCCATGAGCTTCAACAAAGCAATTACCCGCTTTGAGATTTCTTCCAGCAATGGTCGGGAAAACTGAGATGGGAGTCTTGCTGAATTTCAATTGGCAAGTGAACCGACACGGCATTAAAGCACCCGCATACCCCGCAAGCTTTTAGCTGGTTATCATAGCTGGTCTTGCGGGCTCCCGCGATAGCTGGAAGCATGCCTGCGATTCCTTTACACCCCCAGCATCCAGAGGTGGAGATTTGGTATGGACAAGCCGCACAGATCTTGGCTCTGCGTTCAGCCTCTTCTTGATCCACTAATTGGAATTGGGATTTGGTGGCAAAGTTGTACATGGCCCTGACCCAGCGGACGATTTCTCCGAATCCCAAGGTCTGCTTAACACTGGAGCAGGGAACACAGTTGGCATACCCCGCCAAACGCTGACAAAGGGCATTCTCGACTTGGGCGATAAAGTCAGGCGGCGGCACTAAACCCCGCTCCAGAATCTTCTTCTCGCAATTCTTAACCATATCCCCAAAGTCCCCCCCGTAGATTTCTTCTCCAGTCACGGGACATTTAACCCACCACCCCTGTGGAGGAACATCGGTCTTGCGGGGGTAACAGAATCTCAACGCCTCACTCATTGATCACAAGTTCCGCCTCATAGGTGTTGTTTTCTGGGATCTTCAAGGATTCAAGTTTGGTGGCGATATTGATTTGAACCGCATTCTGCTGGTGGTTCCCATCACTAAAATTGATAGAAGCGGCCTCGGCTAGTTGCTTGATGTTTCTCATCATACCCAAAGCCTCCATGCCATCTAGGTCTTGCGCGGCATCAGCGGCTTTGACCAACACCCTTCCAGTCAAAAACTTGATGGACTTCTTCATGGTTTCAATTGATGCCGTGATATCGGACAGTAGAGTCGGGACATCGTCGTTTTCCCAAGGGGCGGGATTTTGATCGTTGGCCAACCTTTCCCTGCAAGCTGCCCACCTCTGGGTTTCTTTCCAAAGGGTAATAGTGGAGTGGCCAACCCCGATCTCTTGGGCAATATCACCAACAGTTCTTCCAGAGCAAAACATGGAGAAGGCCTTGACGCATTGCATCCGCTTCTCTTTGTCCATGGCCTCCATCTTTGGCGGAGCGGGAACCAGTTTGCTAGGTCTTTCAATTTCCCAAGGATAAAGATTCTCCTGTTCGGGATTAGCCCGCCAAGTCTCGGCATGCTTCTCCCATTTCTCGCTGTGGACAAATTTGGAAAGCTGGGGAGGAGAAGTACAACCAAGCTCGGTCATAATCTTTTTGGTTCCCCGCCCAGCGACATAAAGTCGGAAGGCATTTTGTTTCTTGATTCTATTCTCTGGTAAGTCCCAGTCGATCTTGTGCTTGCACGGTTTGGCCATCCCGATTAGTTTAGTAGAAATTTTTCAGATGGCAACAGAAGATCAGGGGATAGAAAAATACGGAAGGCTATGGTTATCCAAAGATGGGCAGGCGATTACTCCCCTGCGTATCGAAATGGATGCATTTCTTATGGGGCTAACCCCCGAAGAAGGAGGGCTTGGAAAGGCTCTCCACTACCGCAATATTGTCTCAGCCATCTGGCCCACCTTCCAGTGGCACAAGTGGGCAGAGTTAGCCGCCCAAGCCTTCTGCGCCCAAGTATTTGAGGTGGACGAAGCTTCTGGCAATAAGTTTATCCGAAGTGTTACGGGACTGGCAGGAGGAACAGACTCGGGCAAGTCCTACGGAATGGCGGCGTTTGCTTTGGTTAATTGGTTCTGCGACCCGATCAATACGATGTGCATTGTGGTGTCTACGAGTAAGATCGACGCCAAACAGCGCATCTGGGCCGCGCTAGTCAAGATGTATCGCGAAGCCCGAAATCTTGGAATCGCATCGGGACGGCTCATTGAATCCATGGATATCATCAAGCTATCTGAAGAAGAGGGAGCCATTATCGATCCCCTAACAGGGGTGAGCGATGCCTCCTCCATCATGCTTTTGGCGGCTGGTGACGAATACAAAGATGACGCTCAAAAACGCCTTCAAGGTAAGAAGAATCGTCGTATTGTGTTGATTGTGGACGAGTTGCAAGACTGCGCGGCCTCTGTAATTAACCAAGCAATCTGGGGATTTAAGGGAGCACAAGAACTCTACGTTGTCGGAGCGGGCAACCCCGCATCCATCTTCGACCCCCATGGGAAGTTCTGCGAACCGATTAAGGGGTGGATGAGCGTGGATGAGGAGATGCCGAATTGGAGGATCAGGGTGGCGGGTATTGAAGGGATATGCATCCGCTTTGACTCCGAAAAGGACAACCCTAACCAACAAGCCTTTGAACAGGGTAAGGGGCTTCGCTACCCATTTCTACCAAAACCCAATGATGTGGCTTTGGCCAAAAAAGAACTAGGAGAACTCAACCCCCAGTTCTGGCGCAAGTTTAGAGGCTTCTGGCCACCCGCAGATGCTGATGACTCTACGATTGTCTCGGATATACTTCTGGCTCGCCACGGGGCTCTGGATAAGCCGATCTGGGACGGAACCCCGAAAGATATTGCTGGAGTCGATCCTAGCTACACAGAAGGCGGAGACCGCTTCGTCTTCACCCACCTTAAATACGGGAAGCTGATCTCAGGCAAGTGGGCCATCGCTGTAGAGAAACAGTATGTCCTCAACCGAAGGGCGGGTTCGCAGGAGGACTTCCAATACGAGATGATTCAACAAATTAGCGATCTATCCATCAAGTTGGGAATCCCGAATCAATGGATAGGAGTAGACGCCTCGGCTGGTGGTATTTTTTGGTCTATCGGAGAGAGGGAACTTCTCAAAGGATGGCATGCAGTAAGTTTCGCGGGAGCGGCATCCGACCTCCCTGTGAGCGCCCAATACGCCATGAGGAACGAAGTCACAGGAAAACCACAGGTTGGTAAGGAATTGTTCCACAACATGGCCAGCGAACTTTGTTTCGCAGCCCGCTATTTCTTGGAATGCGAACAACTCAAGGGGATTACACCTGATTTGGCTTGGGAGATGACTCAGAGAAAATATGCCCGTAGAACTAGAAAAATTATCATTGAGTCAAAGACCGACATGAAAAAGCGCATCGGAAAGTCCCCCGACTTATTCGACTCGTTTGCTGTTGGGCTATTTGTTGTCCGCAAGGTATTTGGAGCCATGGCTGGAAGTGAGGCGATTGAGGAAAAGAAACGGCTCAATAAAGAGACATTCAAGAAACTCAAACAGTCCTTGACTTTGCGAAGGCAATGGTAGACTCTACGCTGGATTTTTTCTATGGCGCAACTACCTATTGCTGAAGCTGACATTTGTATCTTTCAGGGAGCGACTTTCAACCAGACGCTTTTCTATGAGACTGGCGAGCCATCGGCTCCTGTCAATTTGTCTGGGTTTACCGCCAAGATGCACATCCGCTCAAAGCCCGAATCTAAAGCTCTAATCCTTGAATTATCTACAACCAATGGTAGAATTATTCTAAATGAGTCTACGGGATCTATTCGTTTATTTATTTCGGCTA